TCGAAGACTCTCCAGTACGAAACTGGCGGCTGGCCGCGCATGAAGGTTTCGATCCGGATCGTTCTTTGTGTTTCGGTAGTCTCGGTCGTTAGCGCTTCCTGCCACCGATCACCGAAATTACCCGCCTCGGCAATGTCCTCCGCGCCACGGAACATGATCTCCATCGAGGCGTCTGTCGCGGCCTGACGCATCGCGGTGCGGACCATCCGGCCCGCCTTGTCCATGTTCTGTTTGAGTTTCTTTTGATTCTCTTGCGAATCGATCAGCAGTCTCAGTTCCATGCTTCCACTCCTAGTCCATCAGCAAGCGAACCTCCGCGTCTCTCGCCCATTGATGATACTGCTTCTCGACGTCTTTCTTCTCGCCGTTCATCGCCAGACGGACCTGACCGACAAACTCGATGGCCTCTAGCTTTCTCCGCTTCTCCTGTATGAACAGGAACGCCGACATTTGCCGCGGTGTCAGCTTCCAGACGGAGGGGTGGCGGGCTGCTCCGAGGGCTTCGGCGTCCTTGGCGATGTCGTAGCCTGCTCCTTTGAAGCGACTCTGACGATGACCTCCATAGCCTCCTTCGCCGAGGCTGACGTTAAAACGAGGTCCTCCAGAAAAGGGCCGATGCCGTCTGGAAACGTGCATCTCCCCATTGCTTTCAGGATTTTCATCTGCGCGCCGACACCGAGACCGCGACCGCGCTTCTCGATCTTCTCATTGCCGAGCAGCGAGGTGTCGGGGTCTTCGGCCTCGCGCTGTGAAGCCGCGACAATCGCGCCCATTAATCCCGGCTCAAGGGCGGTGGGCGTATTGGCCGAGGCCACCATTTGCGTGAAGGCATTGGGATAGCGGCCTAGTATCCTGCCGATGTCCTCTCCGGAAATGCCGAACACATCGATCTCAAGCTTGCCGCTGCCGCCGCACGCCTTGCAGTCCTTCTTGCCATTGCTGCCGGAACCTCCCGCCCCGGCACATGCCGAACAAGTGCCGATGTCCACCCGTTCGTGCTTCGGGAGGACATCGACAAGTGAAAGCATACTCGCCATGTCTGACTCCTCTTGGCATCAACTCACGAAAGGATCAGCCGTGACCGCCGTAGGTGATCGATCCGAATGATCCAGACACGTTGTCGAACAGAACGTCTGCCTCGAAGTCCAAGGTGCCCCAGCTCCCGCTACCGGCTGGCAACAGAGCGATGGCCTTGGTCGGCCTGAACAGGCAAACGCGGAAGTAGTATATGTACTGTGGGCCGACGACGTTTGTGTTCACAAACCGGAAATGCGCATAGATCAGCGGCTGTGACAGGATACTGATCGGCGTGCCGGGCGGTTGCGTATTTATCACGTTGCCCAAGACGGCCATGCCAAGGTTTCTCGCCGTCATTTCCTCAAGTACAACGGTGAGCGTAGCTGCAACTTCGGTGACAACCACCAGGTCTTTCTTGCGCACGCCGACACGTGAGCTGTAGTGCTCTAGGCGGGTCGGCTTAACCTGAAAGGTAAATTCGGTGACGTTGCCACAATCTATTAACTGAGCGTCTACGGGGACCGTTGGCGCTATCAACTGAACGTAGGCGATGCCTCGGCCTACATAGTAGTTGCCGGTATTAGGGCTGGAACCGGACGTGATTAGCGGTTGGACGCCAGCGCCGCCTCGCAAGCTGGAAGCGTCGTAATAGGTGTCAGACATGCTCTCATTCCTTTCGCTGCTCCTCCTTTAGCGCGCTGGAAAGAACGGGTAGCGGAACTCGTACAGCATCAGAAGCCATGCGCCATAGGCTCCTACGGCTCTGCCTACCTTCATGTCGGTCTCAATTCCGGTGAGGAAATGAGTACCATTCGCTGTCACCAGATCAACGAGCACGTCGTCGTTGGTGACGATCTGATTGATCGTATTCGCCCAATTCGTCAGCTCCTGTCCCACGGGGGCGGTCACGCCGTCTAGCAGTTGATTCTCGACCGTATCTCGGTTCTCCAACACGATGAGGATTTGCGGGTCCATTGACCAGATGGTCGGCATCATCCTCTGCGTCTTATGCACCAGCACGTCCTGAGTAAGTTTCGATCCGCCGTCGTACAGGAGAAACGCGGGCCGAGGAACCCCTTGGAAGCCTGTCTCCGCCGGGCCGTGATTGCGCCATGCCGACATAATGCCAGGAATATGCGTCTGCCCGATGTCGAGCAGGCGTTCGAGAATGGCCTCGCGACGGTCAAAAAGTTGGTTGCCGTTGCTCATGCCGATATGCCCCTAAAGGCTTCCAGCTTCGATTGGCAATAATGAACCAGATCGTGGCCTGTGCTACTCCATATTCACGAGCTAGAACGACAGTATTTGCGTCAGGCGACCGAGGTACATAGCGCCGTCTAATCTCGCTAACTTGGGCCTCTGTTAGCGAGCTTCTTGCGCGATGCGCAAAACTAATTTTCCCACAAGTTGCCAATGACTGAATTTGCCCAGTCATGCCTTTCGATTCGCCGGCATTCTGGTTGACTGTGATGATTCTGACGTTGCCAACCGCATAAGGACCTTGGTCGCCGGGGCGGGCCATTACGTATTGGCCTGTCTCCTTCCCGCGCTCAGGAAGCCGACCAGAAGTTTCCCAGATCAAAAGCCACTGCTCGAAAGTAAGCTGAAACTCGATCCCGCGCCTGCGTGCGTGGCGTCTTTGGTCCCTCCACATACTCCGATAACGAGCTATTGGAGATGCTGCATTGAAACGAAGCCTGTTCATAGTTTCATCCTCGGACTGAAAACCGCCAATAAAGCTGCTGTCGGCTCGGTCCCGCGCGTCCTGCTGGCGTGAACAGCTTCAAATGCTCGTCCTCCACCGGAGCGCCGCTGGTATCCGTTGTCGGACCACCGTTCTCGTCGAGCACCAGCGTCACCAGCATGTCCTTCTCGCAAGGCTCCGGATTTAGCGGAAGCATCGTATCGGGCGTCAGCGCCGAAATTAGCACCTTCCTGTCGATCGGGTTCTGGCCCATCCCTAACCGCTCCATCGGCGTAATCGCCGCCCACATCATCGAAACCCACCGATCAGGAAGCCCCGACCGCCGCAGAATGGCGAGGTCTCCATAACGCTTAATCAGGTCGTCCCAGGTCTGGCGGGACTGCTGAATGCCGTAGGGATACGGCTCGTAGAGTGCTGCTGTAGGCATCAGAATGCTATTGCGCTGCCGACCACCGCGACCGGGGGGAAGTTCTTTTCACACAATCCTAGATACTTCACGCCATAGTTTGTCATGGTCAGATCGAGAGGCTTGTCCATCGTCGGAAATGGCGGCTGTGCGTAGGTGACGGAAAGCTCCGGTGTCCGCTCGCTGGTCTTGACCTGGCCGGTGCCGGATTGCGCCCGCATGATCGCAATCTGTATCAAGTGCGCCGTGTAGTAATAGACCGCGAGCGTATAGTTGGCGTCGTCAACCCAACGAGTTTCGTCGGTACCGACGTCCACCACCGCTTCCTCGATGGCAAACTCGATGCTGCTGTCAGCGACGTTGTTGAACTCGGGATACTTGAATTTAACATTGGCCGCAGAGGGTATAGGCATTGCCGCCTCCTAGCGATTCATGGTTTCGATCACAGTCATAATCCCGAATGATCCGCCGATTGTCTCTCCCAGAGCATTGAGGATCGTGGCCTCGTGATAATAATTCCGCAACAGGGCGATAGTATCGTGTGAGTACATTTGCACAGTGAAGCTCAGCGGCGAATCGATGCCGATCACGCTGCCGTCATTGCTGCTTTTTATCAGAATGGGAGAGCCAACGGGGATCGCGATGGACTCCTCATAGACCCGCCACCAGATCGTCGTGTTTTGCAACGACGGGGTGACGTATGGATTGACATCGAAGGTGATGATTTCGTTGTAGCCAGCCGGGATGGAAAAATTCTGCGGCGAGAATGCCGGAACAATGATGAGGCTCATACCTTACTCCGGGGTTCCCACGCTCTCAGATTCTGCTTGGGTTCGATGGCTCTCAGCGCCTTGCTCGGTTCCGATGCTGTCAGATTTTGGCGAGGTTCAACAGCCCTCAAGTCTTGACTTGGCTCGGCGGCGCGCAGGTGCTTGGTACGCGGACGCGCCCAAACCTTCTGCGCCAATAATGTAACCCATTGCCCGATCCCTAAGTAGATGTTCACAAAATTAGTGACGGCGACGATGTGTATCGCCTGCAAGAACACGCGGAGCGGGGAGCTGAGCGTGATCGTGTATTCACGCAGCAATGTGGGGAAAATGCTTACTCGTTCCGATTGATGGAGGGTAATGGTTGACGCAAGCGCCTTGCCGAGCGTGACC